ACGCAAGATAACGCCAAGTGGCGGCGAACTGGCGGGAACTGGCGAGGACTGGCCTGATCAGGTTGGAGTTGGTAGGACTTTGCCCAGATTGGAAACTGTGACCACGGGTATTTCTGTGTACGCACCTTTGGTGGTTGAGTTTGCGCGCAAGTACATGCAGGTCGAGCTGATGGATTGGCAGGTGCATGCCGCTATGGGTTTACTTGAGTCTGATGAGTCTGGTGATCTTGTTAATCGTTCCGGTCTTATTACAGTCGCTAGACAAAACGGCAAGACCGTACTTGGGCAGGCAATTGTGGGCACTTGGCTGACCAGTATTGCGGCACTACGTGGCAAACCACAGACTGTTATATCGAGCGCCCATGAATTACCACTAGCTAACTTGCAGTACCAATTCTTGGCCCCAATTCTTGAGCAGTATTTTGACGCAAAACCTAAATGGGGCTATGGCCGTATGGAACTGGCAATGCCTGACGGGTCGCGCTGGTTTATTAAGGCAGCTACGCCATCGGCTGGGATGGGACTTAGCGCTGACCTGATCTGGGTGGATGAAATCTACGCTGTGGATGATGCTGTGATGGCTCATTCTTTGCGCCCAACTATGAAGGCTCGCAACACGCGCACCGCTGGTGGCTCTCCGATTATGGTTATGACTTCTACTGCTGGCACCGAGGCATCAACGGCCATGCTTCGATATCGCGAGTTAGGGCTGTCACTTATTGGCGAGCAACGTGCCGGGGCTTTCTACTTTGCGGAATGGTCACCACCGCCAGGTGTTGATGTCATGGACACAAGTTGGTGGGGCTGGGCAAACCCAGCATTAGGACAAACCCTAGAGCTGCAGTCAATGTTGATAGATGCAGACCACCCAGACAGGTCATCTTTCCTACGCGCCAGCCTCAACCAGTTTGTGAACGCTGACGCTTGCTGGCTACAGCCTGGTCAGTGGGATGCTTGCCTGTCAGATATTCAAGGCCCAGACAATGGCTGGCTTGCTTGTGACTCAAGTCTTGATGGCTCGCGCTATGTGGCTGTTCGTGCAGCTGTAGATGATGTCGGCGTTGTGCACGTGTCTGTTGAGTTTGTCGTGCAGTCCTTGGCCGAATGTCAGCAGGCCATGATGGATGCTTGCGCGGCTCACCCATTGTTAGGGCTGGCTGTGACCCCAGCGCTAGAACACCACGTGCCTTTGCCTTTGACTAGGCGCACAAAGGTTGTGGGCTATGGGGAACTTTTGCGCTACACCTCACTGGTCAGAGCACAAATTAACGATGCAAAACTTGTGCACCAGGGCGAGCAGAACCTTGCTGAACACATGAACAGATCAGTAGCAATTATGCAGAGCAACCAGTTAGCGCTTAGCAGTAAACGCTCACCTGGGCCTATCGAGTTGGCGCGCTGCACTATTTGGGCTGCCGCTTTAGCGTCACGACCTAAGCAAGCTGGTAAGCCAATGATGGTGGTAGTTAGTCGCTAAAGTATTGGCGGTACTGCTCTGGGCGTTGTCGGGATGAGCAGGGCAGTACCACACACACCCGGCAGAAAGTGGCATACTACCGCTATGGGTATTTTTAATAAGCCAGTCACCAAGGCCGCTATCTCAACGCCATCAGTGCAGGCCGCTGTCGGGTACGCGCCAGTGGGCAACAGCATTGACCCGTTAAAAAACTTCTATAACTACCAAGCAGGTGCAGCCCGTAACCGCGCCATGACCCTTGCCACTGTGTCTCGATCACGTGACCTTATCGCTTCTGTCATTGCTTGTATGCCGTTAAAAATGTACGGCGAAATGTATAACGATGCCACAGGCGAGATGGAAGAAATACCGTTAGCGCCACGCTCTTGGCTACGACAGCCAGACCCAGCTGTTACTTACAACTTCCTAATGGCTTGGACTCTTGACGATTTGCTGTTCTATGGCCGTGCTTTTTGGTACATCACTGAGCGCACAGTAGATGGCTACCCAACAAAGTTTCAGCGTTTACCAGCCGGAAGCATCACGACATTGGATGAGGAAGGCCCAGTGTTTTTCAATATTTCCAAGGCCATAAGTTTTGCTGGTAACGAAATTGACTACCGCAATGTGGTGCAGTTCCTCAGCCCTATTCAGGGCATTGTTTACAGCTCAGAGCAGACCATTTTGACAGCGTTAAAAGTTGAGCAAAGCCGCTTTAAGAATGCTCAGTCATCATTGCCTAGTGGCGTATTGAAACAGACAGGTGGCGAGCCGTTGAGCGCGCAAGAGCTGTCAGAGATTGGCGCAGCGTTTCAAGAGGCTCGATTAACTAGCCAGACCGCAGTGCTTAATGAGTTTCTCAGCTATGAAGCCAGCACTGCTACACCGGACAAGATGTTGATGATTGAGTCTGCCCAGTATTCAGCACTAGATTTGGCGCGCCTATGTGGTGTTCCCCCTTACCTTGTAGGCGTGTCCACTGGTGCTTATGCCTACACCTCGTCTGAGCAATCTCGCGCTGATCTATTCATTTTTTCAGTTAAGCCATATTCAGATTGCATCGCGGCCACGCTCAGCATGAATAACGTGTTGCCACGTGGCACGTATGTAAAGTTTGATGCAGATAGTTACCTAGAAGAAAACTATGTAGCCGACAAAATGCCCGACACCGAACCACAAGAAAACACCCAGGAGTCCCTCGCATGATGCGCTTTACCAGTTCCACATTCAGCATTGACGCTGCCCAAGACGGCAGCCCTAAGCGCACAATAACGGGCGTTGCCCTGCCATATAACACTGAGGCCGTAGTTTCTGGGGGGCAGACAGTTTCTTTCTTGCCGGGCAGTCTGCCAACAGAAGGCAAAGCCCCCAAGCTCTACATGAGCCACGATGCCAGCCAAGCCATTGGCCTTGTCACCGAACGCACCGATGACGATGAGGCTATGTACTTCACAGCCAAAGTAAGCACCACAGCCCTAGGCGATGAAGCTTTAATCTTGGCAGCCGATGGCGTACTCGACTCAGTAAGCGTTGGCGTAAACCCCACCAAGTTTTCATACAACGATGAAGGCACCATGATTGTGGAAGCAGCCGATTGGATGGAGTTGTCACTTGTACCACAGCCAGCCTTTGCAGGTGCTACCATCACAGATGTAGCTGCAAGTATCCCCACATCAGATGAGGAAATAAGCAATAATACAGAAACGGCACCCGATGAGCCTGAACCCACAGAGCCACAGGAGAACCCAGTGTCAGAAACACCAGCCCCAGAAGTAATCGAAGCATCAGCACTTTTCGCACAGCCAAAGCGCAAGTTCGCTCTACCAACAGCAGGCGAATACCTTGCCGCCATGCACATTGGTGGCACAACTTTTGACAATGTAAACGCAGCAGTGCGCGACTTTGCTAAAGCCAATCAGACAGCACTTCAAGCAGCTGCAGGTGATGTTCTTACCAGCGACACACCTGGTCTTTTGCCAGTGCCAGTTCTTGGGCCAGTGTTTGATGATCTCAACTACATCCGCCCAGTAGTTTCGGCTGTTGGCGCTCGCGCTATGCCAGACGGTGGCCAGAGCAAGACCTGGATTCGCCCAACCTGGACAACTCACACAGATGTTGGTTCACAATCAACAGAACTAAGTGGCGTAACTGCTCGCACACCAGTTATTGCATCCAATGTGGTTACCAAGACAACACTCGCTGGACAGGTCACCTTGTCCCAGCAAGATGTTGATTTCACGAGCCCTGCCGCTCTCGAAATTATCTTGCGCGACCTTGCAGGCCAGTACATGATTCAATCGGACGCTGTTGTATGTAATGCAATCCTCGCTGGCGACACAGCATCAGGTTCTACATGGTCTGTAACCGCAAATGACCCAAGCACACTTATCGCAGCGCTGTATGACGCAGCAACCGACATTCTCCAAGCCACAAACTTCCTGCCAGATCACATCTTTGTATCTTCTGATGTTTGGAAGAAACTTGGTGCACAGCTTGACGGCGATAAGCGCCCAGTGTTCCCATACACCGGTGCAGCAGGACTCATGGGTGTAAACGGAATGGGCACAGCCAACGTTACTCAAATGAACACCTTTAACCCACTCGGGTTGAACTTGGTGGTCGATCGTGCATTCAGCGAAAACACCATGGTGGTAGCCCGAGGCTCAGCCATTGAGTTCTACGAGCAAGTCCGCGGCATCATGTCGGTAGAAGTACCAGCAACCTTGGGCCGCACATTCAGCTACTACGGATACGTCTCAACCTTCATTGCAGACGGCGACCAAGTTAAGTCAATCGCAATCGCTTAGTCCGAAAGGCGGCTACCGCCGATGGCTACATACACAGTCACTTTTAAGCAACTGCTAGACAACTATGCAGTGCTACAAACACTGACCGATACCGAAATTGAGGTGGGGCAATCCATCACTGTTAGCGCTATTGGTGCACCCTTTAACGGCACCTTTGTGGTCTATGCCATGCCCAAGTATGAGTACATCGGCATAGACACAGAAGGTGATTTGTTATTCAACAGCAATGTCAGTATCCCTAACCAGGTGCTCTTTGCTTGTACTGGTGCTGATGTTGGCCGTATTGCATCGGCTGGCACGATTACCTACACGCAAAACTGCACGTGGATTACAACGGCTCAGCTTGTTACTTACCTTGGCGTAGATATCAC